ACGTCCAATTAGACGTTTTGCATCATAAATTGTATTTTTAGGATTTGTTGCTGCTTGATTTTTAGCACCATCACCAATAAGACGTTCACTATCAGTGAATGCTACATAACTTGGAGTTGTTCTATTACCTTGATCATTTGCAATAATTTCAACACGGCCATTTTGAAAAACACCTACACAAGAATAGGTCGTTCCCAAATCAATCCCAATTGCGATGTCTTTTGACATCTTATCTTTATTATGTATATATCATATCTTTATAATCTTTAAATAATTTTATTTGATAAAAAAAATGACTTTTTCTAATACTACTTACTAAATACAAAAATGGATTATCCTTATAAATTTCGCGATTTATTTTTTTATCAAAAAGTGGATATAGTTTCAAACTCGTATATAATTTACAAAAATATTAAGTTAAATAATGCAGTATTTCGATACCCAGAATATAAATGGATGGTGATGTCATTGATAAATGGTACGCTATATATGTGGAAAGATGAGATGATTTTTGATGAAAAGAAATATTGTTTTGGTGCTGATTTTATAATCTAGCAGATCTTATATCTTATATCCAATGATTTGGGTTTTATCATTGTTGAATACTTTGTTTTCTTTGAAAACATTTACAAGTCCATAAGAGTATCCAGGAAACACTTTCAAATCATTAATTATATTTTGAGTACCGTAATATTCATGTTGAATCACTGGCCCAGTAAATCCATGAGCCAATGTACAGCAATTGATTCCATTGATATTGATAATATGTTTAGAATCTAGAATAAAGTTATAGACAGATTGGTTTGAGTGAGTATTGACAACTTTACGAGAACTCGGAAAAACCCAAGTATCTCCATCGAGAATTGGATGCCATGGAGTAATTTCTAGCATTCCATCTTGAATTGTTATAGTATCACATTCGTGAAAAATAATTACGCATTTAATAATTGCACCATTATCAAGAATATCACCTTTCTTAAGGTCTTTGATAAACTTGAAAGTTCCATTTTTAAGAATAAGTGTTCCATCGCCGCCAAAGCAGCCACCTGACGCATTATTATAAGAACTTTGGAAATCAAATTGACTCACAGTTTGACTTGTATATTGATTACCATTACCACTGCTAGTATACATTTGAATAGAAGGTTGAGGTACTTCAATTGCATTTGCAATTGCATCAACTTCTTCACGTGTCTTTTTAATCATATCAGATTCATATATCTTGAGTCCAGGATCTTTGAAATTCAGGCAATCGCGATTAGTATGTGCAGTAATCAAAGAGCGAATATAATGCGCTCCCCATTTCTTAACAGTAGCATTTGATTGAAATCCCAATGAAATCTCACCAATCATATCATCAATAATCGGATGACTATCAATCATTTCGAATGCTTCTGATACAGAAGCACGCAGAATATCCAAAGATTTATTAATATCTAATGATGAAAATTTGAGAATATCATTCATTGCCTTGAGAATTTTTGTCCTGACAACTTCAAATATAACATTATTGTTATTTTTAGAAATTGTATCAGTAATTGGAATATGAATAATAGTATTGTTCATTGAATCATATTGTATTGAAGTTATATTTTTAAATTCTGAAGAATTCACCAAGAATGTCTTGTTTTGACCATATTTGATAGTTCCAAGGTTTAAGATAGTATCATTGATATTAATAGTTAAGTTTTTACCAATGATATTTTTCTCATTCGCAAGAAGATTCACCCAAGAGGTAATCATCATGCTACCATCAGGAATAAAGATGAAGGATCCACCAAACTGTCCGTTATCAGTAAGATCAGCAAGTAGCTTACTCTTGATGTCATAACCGATTCCAATAGTGTGAAGACGGCAATTGTTATGCATCTCTTTCCGATAATTTTTAAGAGTCTCTACTTCTCCTTCAACAGGAGAATTAGAAGGTTCACCATCAGTAATCATGATAACAGTTGAATCGCCAAGTTGATTACTAGTAATCAAAGCAGCATCCATGGCAGCTTTCAGCCCTTTCCAGAGCTCAGTGCAACCACGAGGTTCAATCTTTTTAATAGAATCAAGTGCAAGTATCTTACCAGAATCATTCATAGCAGTTCGAGGAAGTATAGTTTCAACAACAGAATCATATGTAATGATCTGAATAGTATCATTTGGACCAAGTGAATTGATAACAATTGACATACTATGCTTTCCAAGATCATTCTTAGAATAGTATTTAGTAATCTCATCACCATTAGGATTTGCAGCATTACTCATAGAATAAGAGCGATCATAAGATATGATAACATTTACTGGTTTTTTTGGACCAGAAATAGATGGGATAATAGTGCAAAGCATCTGATCATTATTATCGGCATTTTCAATCTTAAGAGAGCAAGAAGCCATCGCAATAGTAATAAACAGCAGTTACAAAAAGTTTTAACTACAAATCAAATTTTTTATAAATAATTTAATCTTCAACTAATATTAACTAGATTTAACTATGTGCCATCTAACACCAATACGACCTTCTTTAATCCAACCAAATCGAGCAGCTATTTTAAGCTTCATAGTTACGAAATTTTGATTATATAAAGGTGTTGATATATTAGCCAATCCGCTATGAACAGCAAGTGTATTTTGATAGTTCGCTCTAGAATTTATTTCAGTTCTCAATAGACAATTAGGATTTGCCTTTTTCATAATATATTCAACTTTTTGAATTTTTTCAATAATATTCAGATTTTCCAAAATCAATATAACCCTTCGATGATTCTGATGAGTATTTGTACGTCTTTTTTCAATTATCTTGAAAGTATCTTCAAATATAATTGGAGCCCCAGAAGCCCCAGAAACCCCAGAAGCCCCAGAAGCCCCAGAAGCCCCAGAAACCCCAGAAGACTTAATGAAAGTATAATAGTATTCATCATTGTGAAACCCAAGATATGGGTTCATTTTAAAAGAAGCAAGATCTTGAAATGTAGATATTTCAACATTATTAAACCAATCAATATTATCATAATTAAATTCTGTAGAAGCTTTCAATTGCAGTTCATCAAGAGAAGGATTGTAAACTGGTAAATTATTAAACGTATAAAGTGTTCGTTGTCGCACACCAGCCCCACCAGCCCCACCAGCCACATTAGCAAGGAGAGCAGAAGGAGCAGGAGGAGCAGAAGGAGCATAAGCGTCAGCATTAAATATATTTTCAAACCATGAATTCATTGCAAGCCGTGAACCGTCTTCAAGATGGCTTGCAAGAGGTTGAAAAATAATTGGTTTTTTAGTAACAACTACTCTGCACATAGGACATTTAATTATACCAGCAGAACTATTATTAATACCACGAATACATTCAGAGCATAAATTATGCCCGCATTCAACTAAAGCATATACACCAATTTTATCAATACATACTGGGCATTTAAAGATCTCAAACAGATCGGGATCAATGTTAGTAGCCATTTTTATAAAACGAGATTTAATCTAATCAAAAATCAAATTTTAATAAAAATAATTAACAAAAGTCAAAACTCAACTAATAGAATTACTTCTTTTTTCGTGTTAATTTAATTTTTTTAACAGATGAATTCTTTTTACTTTTATTACCTCCTTTATTAGTTGGTGGTAAATTATCAAAAAAACTTTGTCTTAATTTTCTTACTTTTGCTGCTTATGCTTCTGCTGCTGCTTTTGCTTCTGCTTCTGCTTTTGCTTTTGCTGCTTCTTTTGCTGCTGCTTCTGCTGCTTTTCTTCTTGCTGTTTCTTCTGCTGCATTTCTTTTTGCTTCTCTTGTTTTTCTTTCTTTTAATGTTAATTTGCCATTGTATGCAACAGCTTCACTCGCTCTTAGTTCTCTTAGTTCATTTTCTGATTCACTATAATTAGCAGGACATACTTTACTAGATCTACCAGATTTACCAAAACATCCTTTACCAACTTGTGTCATAATATATTATTAGAAAAATATATTACTTTTGTTTTATAATAACTGCTTTTTTATTTTGAGTGTTACCTCCAGTAGCATCATTAGATGAAGATGAATTCATCTCATTTATAAAGTTATATGATCTAGGAATGTAACTATGAAGATTAAAATGAAAATCATCAGATTCTGATTCTTCGTCTGCGGCTTCTGCGGCGTCTGCGGCTTCTTTATGTTTTTCTCTAACATCTTTCCATAAATCTGCAGCTATTTCATCTACTTTTTGCAATACTTTGGTTTCTTCAGATGTCCAAGAATAAGCAAGATTATTTTTAAAACAGTATGCAAGCCCCCAAAGTAATCCAATACGATTTAGTTTTAAAGATTTTTTATAATTCCAAGAAAACAATTCAAAATTTGTAGCTACTTTTTTATCAGAAAAATAGCATAGCATCATACCCCATAGAAACCATACAGGATCTCCAAAACCCATATTTTTTTGCATAGAGGGTAATGGCCATTGGCTAGGTAGATTCATCTCATTTCGCTTTCTAGAAATATATTCTAACGCATTTCGAATATCATCTTGTTTTGATTCTTCTCCTTTATCAATATAACTTTCAAAAAGTTTACTAAAAGATGCTAGAATTCTTGAATAAAATATATAATTGTCAGCAGTTTGACTTGGTAGTAAACGACGATACATTTTAATACCTTCATATGATAATGCAGCTGATTCAGGAAAAAATTCTATAATTTCATTTCTTATTTTTTTAATATTTTCATTTGTAGCTACAAACGAATCAGATAATCTAGAATTTAAAATATATAATTTAGATGTCATAATTAGGGCATCTTTAACATTTAAATTTTCCTTTTTTAATAATGAAACGAGTTCTTCATTCACTTCACACCATAATTTTCCAAATACTAATTTCTTGTTAAATCCTATTTGTGAACTAATATTGATCCATTCATCTTCAAGACTACTAATATTTCCATTTAAAAGATACTCGCATGTAATATATAAACAAGAGGTACTATCTTGTTCAATACATTTTTGAAGTAGAGACATTAATAAAAGAGAATAATAAAAAATGATATTTTAATATTCACTTTAAAATAGACAGATAGAATGGAACCACTTTTAATACAAAACAAGAATAAGTATGTATTATTCCCGATTGAATATCCAGATATATATAAAATGTATAAAATAGCAGCAAGTGCTTACTGGATACCAGATGAAATCAACTTCTCCCAAGATCTTGTAGATATTCAAAAGTTAAATGAAAATGAAATTTATTTCATATCACATATCTTAGCATTTTTTGCAGCAAGTGATGGTATAGTTATGGAAAACTTAGCAACCCGTTTTTCAAAAGAGATACCAAAACCAGAAGTAACTGCATTTTATGCATTTCAAAATGCAATGGAAGCAATTCATAGTGAAACATATTCTTTATTAATTGACACTTATATCAAAGATGAAAAAAAGAAGAATGAATTATTTAACGCTATTGACAATTTTCCAGCTATTAAAGAAAAAGCGGACTGGACTATTAAATGGATTGATGATGATAAATCGCCATTTTCAGTGCGTCTTATCGCATTTGCAATCGTAGAAGGATTATTCTTTTCATCATCATTCTGTGCTATTTTCTGGTTAAGAGAGCGTAAGCTTCTTCCAGGATTAAGCTTTGCAAATCAACTGATTTCAAGAGACGAATCAATGCATACAGACTTTGCTTGTCTTTTATATAGTAAAATTGTAAACAGAGTAGATGAAGCTATTGTAATCCAAATGATTGAAAATGCAGTAAAAATAGAATTAAAATTCATAACTGAATCAATTTCATGCAGCATGATAGGTATGAATGTAATATTGATGTCTGATTATGTAATGTTTATGGCAGATAGACTTCTATTAAAATTAGGATATCAAAAGATATATAATAAAGAAAATCCTTTTCAATTTATGGAAATGAGCGCATCAGAAACAAAAGCGTCATTCTTCGAAGTAAAAGTTGCATCATATGCAAAACCAGTATCTTTCACTGGAGGACAATCAATTACCCCAGACAAACTATCATTTGATCCAAATGACACTGATTTCTAAAAATCATCAACTCTAAAAACTTGAAACTCGAAACTCGAAACTTGAAACTTTTTCTTCTCACTTCGCGATCACAAATGAGTTCTCACTTCGCAATCACAAATGAGTTCTCACTTCGCGATCACAAATGAGTTCTCACTTCGCGATCACAAATGAGTTCTTGTATTTCATTAATTTTTTATAAAACTTAGTAACTGTAACTTCAGAAGATTCACATACTTTTGCTATTTGTTTTTTATTAAAATTTAGTTTCTTTTCTAAACAATAATAGTAAAGTGCAGCAGCTGCTACGCTAGTTGGTGCACCTTCACTGAGAATTTCAAGATCGTCAATGACTTTTGCGAAATCTTTACATTTTTGTATATCAGTACAATCTAAATCTAACTTAGAACCAAATCTTGAAATATAGTCATCAGGGTTTGAAGAATTTACATTAATTTGCAATAATCCTTGAAAGCGTGAATTACCTTTTGTGAGTATATTTGGATCAATATGAAACATGCGAGCGATTTCTTTAGGTGACCGAGGAATTTTATTAATTAAACAAGAATAATAAATACATGACGCTATCAATCCCTCTTTGTTGTCTCCTCTACTAATTTTTTTTTCACTAGCTTTTTTATACAACACTTTAGCATCTTCAATAACTTTTACAGGTATTCCAGAAGAAGAACTATTCTGGTATAATTTATCAAATACATTATAAAGAGTTCTTTCCCAATAAGGCATCGAATTCCACATTTGATACATGCGAATTCTTCTCATATCTTTATTGTCTCCTTTTTTATTACCTATTATAGATCCTAATGATGACTTGGGCAATAAAGGATTTGTTGGCATTCCGCATCTAGTCGGATCAGAATCACGATTATCATCACATCCATAATATCGCCATTCTGCACCCATATCAATCATATGACTTTGAATAGCATTACATGCGCCACAAATATATTGTCCATCATCAATAATTATAGTATCGCATTTACATTTTGAACAACAATTTGCATCTTCTATTTCAACAGGAATATCATCTAAACTACAATCAATTTTAAGATTTTCTAATAATTCCCAGATATTATCATTTTCCATCATCCCATAATATTCCTTAAGTATATCCTTAAATAGTTTTCGTTGTATATTAAAACACAAAAAGAATATCAATTTTTATAAGGTCTAAATAGTTTCATAAGTCAAATATGAAGCAAATGATAGCCAACCAAGTAAGGGAATTAAACAAAATGTAGCTACATTTGAAGTTTTATAGAAACTTAATGTGATCACTAAGAAAAATACAGCTAAAAGAACTAAACTGATAAAGGCATATTTTGGAGCACAAATTTTATTGAATATTATCCACCATAATTGAAGTAATATTACACCTATTATGAATAAATAGAAAGGTATAGTTGTTTTGCGTCCACTTTTACGCCAATAAAAGAATATACTAATACCCATTAATGTATAAAGTTGACCCCAAGCAGCACCAAAAACCCATCCAGGTGGTTGCAGTTTTGGTTTTTTACCACAAATTGTTTCTTTACGAACAACAATAGATACTAATCCAAGTCCAAGAACAATAGGAAATACTAATAAAGCTATATCGCTTAATTTAATATCATATTTAGACAATAAATAACTCATAATAAGATCTATTTAAACTCAAGATTTAATTTTTTATTAAATAGATCACATAGATCATTTGGAATTTCTTTGAAATCAATTAATTTCTTATTGAATTCAAAGTTTTTAACAGCTTCTTCACCTTTTGATTTTATCCAAGCATTTCTTTCAATCTCTGGCATCAATGCTACTCTTAGCGCTGTTTTTGGTCCTAGTTTAGGACATATAGATTTAATATTATCAGAATCATCACCTTTTAGGATTTTTACAAGAAGATCAATTTCAGGACGACCTTTAGAACGAATAGATATATCTTTTCCAATAGTCCCTTGAAGATTATATAGTTCAATTCTATCACATTTTAGTTGTAAATAATCATTATCGTTAGTAATAATAATAATTTTTTCATTGAACTCTTCAAGTTCAAGCAATTTCTTAGAAAATAAATATATTACATCATCGGCTTCGAGACAATCTTCACCAATAAATTTAACTACTTGATATTCTTTCAAAAAAGGTAGAAGATGTTTTAATACAATTTTATTTACGTATTCATTATTTCTACCTTCTTTATAGCATTGAAAGTTAAGACGATTAGGATCCATGCGCCAAACTGTATATCGAGGTGCATCCATGCACAATACTATATTTTTAGTATTCCAAATCTTTTTTAATTTTTCAATATCTTTGATAGCATGATTTTCAAGTGCTTCAATAAATTCAGTATTAGTATGTAAATTTTCAATATCTATTTTATTATCATTTTTAAAAGTGTACCATCTTAATGTCGCAAAATATCTATAAAAGATGAAGTAACCTCCATCTATCAGGATGATATTGCTATTTTTTGTAAATGGAATTGATTCCATCTTTTTATAGTAACAAAAATTTATTATTTTATATCATTTTTTTATAAGAATTTAGAAAAGTTAAAGAAATTCTTTCTTAGCAGCATCAATAATTTCTTGTTTTTTATCAGCTGTTAGTTCTCTCCATTGTTCTCCAATTTTATCAAACTTTAATCCTGCATGCTTTGCTTGATATTTTACGAAAAGATTGTAATCAGTTGGTTGTTTCTTAGGAACTACTTTTTTTTCCTTCTTTGGTTTTTCTTCAATTTTAACATCAATCTCATCAGAGTCAATTTCATCATCGGCTTCAGTTTTCTTCACAGCTTTAGCTTTCTTCTCAGGTACAGCTTTAGCTTTTGGATTTACTTTCTTTTTTGTAGGAGCAGGAGCTTCCTTAGATTCCTTAATCTCGTCATCAGCGGCGTCATCAGCTTCCTTAATCTCGTCATCAGCTTCCTTAGATTCCTTAATCTCGTCAGCAGCTTCCTTAATCTCGTCAGCAGCTTCCTTAGCTTTCTTAATGTCGTCAGCAGCTTCCTTAGATTCCTTAGCGTCGTCAGCAGCAGCTTCCTTAATGTCGTCATCGACTTCATCAACTTTCTTAAGTACTTGGGGGGCTTTCTTTTTAGCTGTCTTTTTCTTAACAGGAGAAGCTACAACAACTTCGGCATCAGAAATGATTGGCTCATCTTTTTCAAGAACTTCAGTGGGAACACGTGCCCAAACATTTAAGCGATTCTTAAGAATCACTCTCCAATTTGTACCATCAGCACCTTTTTTAACAGTACCAATTTGTTCAGCAGATGCGGAATATCCTAATCCAAGTGGTGTCTTTTCTTTACCAGTATATTTGAAATCAGGATTATTAATGCAAACTTTATTGTTCATTTTTCTTGTCTGTATGTCTATAATTTATATTTATAAAAATCAAATTTTTTATAAAAAATGATTCTCGTGTTAAGATTCTTCACAACATAAAATGGATTATATCGAAATCATCGACGAATTATTCGATGATACAGATGTACTTCTTAAAAAAAAACTAGAATCAATTAAGGCAAAAGTCTTAGAATTATTTACAGTTAAAAATAAGAAACTTAATGCAATATTTAGAGAATTAGAAAAAAAACCATTGAATATAGAAGAAGATAATGAATATTAGAAAAATAATTCATATACTTATAGTAATTGTTGTAGTTGCAACAACACTTACTATATTATGGCTTTTATCTTTGCCAATTATGGGACGTTTAGGTATACCATCTATACAACCTTGGTGGTTGACAACAGGAGTCTACAATATTATATCTTCAATTTTAGTTATCATATCATTAATTGGTAATACTATATTTTTATGTGTATGGGTTGTCTGGAAAATTTTAAAAACACTTGATTTTTTCCCTGTAGATTTAATAATAGATCCAATATTAAGTCTTTCTATATTTACTGAACCAGACAATGCAGGATTATTTAGATTATATAGTAATATATTCAATATAGGTGGTAGTTTAGAGAATCGATTTAAGCAAGTGGGAAAAACAGTTTATGAATTTTTAAAAGACAATAAGAAGATATATGCAGAAATGGCAAAACCATTAGCAGATTCCGTAAATAAATATGATTCTCCTCAACAATCATCGGATAATACTAAATCTTCAAGAACTCCAGATCAACAATCATTACTAAGTGATACAGAGAAAAGAACAGTAGATGATTTATATCAACAATGCTTAGAAGAACAAATGCAAGATATAAAAATGAATATTTCTGCAAGCGATAAAATATCAATACAAGCAGCAAATGCATCTGCAAAAGTTTTATGTAAAGCAAAATCGGTATTTCATGTTCAGAACTTTCTCAGTTCAAAGATATCTTAGTATATTATAATGGATAAAGGAGTAGAATTAAGTTTTTGGATTCCAACAGGACCAATGGAAATTATAGTAATTGTGCTTTTTATAGCAGTATTAACAATCACTTTTATTCTATTTCATTATGGAGAAGTACAAAAAAGAGTAGCAAGATCAAGATGTGCATTACAGTCATCATCTGGATTAACTGGTATCTATACATTATCAGCCATCGATTCAAATGACAATAAGTTATATCATATTGATTACAATTTTGATGCTAAATCATTTGATATATTTTGTGATTGCAATCCTGGTCAAGTTGTGAATAATTTTGACAATGTCCCGGTATACAATATTAGAACACAATCAGCAAGTACTATCAATAAATTATGCAATTGTGATAAACCATATGATTCCCTTTCAAATAAAGTATACTATAATGGAGATAATGGTATTATAAGATTTATGACTAGCAATGATGCCAGTTTCTTTACTCAATCCCCAATTTAGTTAAAATATTTTCCAATTCTGACATATATACATTGTTTGCCAAAGATGGATATTTAATATTAAAAATCAGCACCATATTTCCAAAAGACCCATTTTTGTTTTCAATTGGCATACCTTTACCTTTAATAATGTATTCAGTAGATGGTTGAATAACTGTAAACTTCTGAAGATCAATATCAATTATTTCACCAAAGTAGGATAAAGTTATCTTTTTCCCAATTATTGATTCTTTAAAACTGATAGATGAATTGTATATCAAATCATTACCTCTACGTTGATAAGTTGGATCATCAGAAATAGTGATTTTTAAGATAAGATCACCAGCAGTTTCATTGCTATTTTGTTTTTGTTCACCATATCCTTTAAATACATGTTGGTATCCAGTTTGTATACCTTTTGGAATTTCTAAATCTAGTTTATGATCTTTTTGAATTTTCATAGTACCATTACATTCAACACAAGAAGGATTTGATTTTAATACTTGTCCAGCACCAAAACAAGAATTGCATTGTTGATGAAAAATTTGTGTAAATGGTCCCATACGTTGCATTTGTTGAATTTGTCCTCTTCCTTGGCATACTTCGCATTCTTTTTTGCATGACAAACAAGGTTTTATTATATTAATCTTGATTGATTTTTTAGTACCAAAGAATGCTTCATGAAGACTAATATTTAAATTATGTAGATGATCATTTCTTTTAACATGATGCATTCCTCCATGCATATTTACTTCAAATGGAAAGCCTCCACCACCTCCAAATAGATTACTAAATATATCATGAGGATTCATTCCATTGAAAGGATGCCCACCTCCTCCTCCGCCACCAGCATTTTCATTGAACATTTCATCACCTAAGTGATCATAATCACGTCTTTTATTATCATCACTTAATATCTGATAAGCATTTGCAATTTCTTTGAATTTTTCAGGATCACCTCCTTTATCAGGATGATTAGATATTGCAGCTTTTCTATAAGCCTTCTTAATATCTTCTTGTGATGCACCTTTATTTATACCAAGTAGATCATAAAATTTATGAGTCATATCTAAAAATAATTAAAAAACAATTCTTTATACCATTTATTTTATCAATAATCTACTAACCTTTTCATGATGTTCCGCAATCATACGGTCTTTCTTTTCAAGTCTTGATAATCTTTCTTCTTCTTTCTTTTTATCTTCTTTTTCTTTAATAGCAATCCATTTTAATTCTTCCTGAGTAGGTGCATTCTTAACAGCATTTTCTCTAGCTGCTTCAAATTCCTTTACTGATTTATAATTTTTCTGATTAACACTTCTTGGATCAACTAATCTTGTTGTAGTATAAGCTTTCATATAATCGGTATATCTAAGACTACTATCTGATTTAGTATTACTATAATCATCTGGTTTTCCACCACCAAGTTCAGTATATTGTAAAGATTTTGACATTGGTAATGGCTCAGGTTCTTTATAAACTATTACATCTTTCTTATCTGTTAATGTAATAGTATCAAATGTCTTATTAAAAGTATCACTACTATATTTTCCTTTTAATAATTTTGTAATTGATATATCATCACGTGTTCCAGAAGATTTTTCCATAATATGTCCATAACCAGTATCATATTCTTCATCTTCCATTTTATTAGAATCAAATGTAGTATTGAAACGATCAATAAAATTCTCATCTTGTCTAGTGCTCAAACCGCCGCCTCCAGCTCCGCCTCCACCACCTCCTCCAGCCCCTCCACCGCCTCCACCACCTCCTCCGCCTCCACCGCCTCCTCCTCCTCCGCCTCCGAATTTTTCACTATATTCATTAAATTCCTTCTTAAGATCACTATGTGGTCGATCAATTTGACGCATTTTATATTCTTTAGCTAAATGCTTAAAACATTCAGTTATTTTATTAAATAAGATTTTAGAACCTCCTTTATCGGGATGAACCAGCCTAGCTACCCGACGATATGCATCTTTCAATTCATCAAATGTAAATTGATCAGTTAAATCAAATACTTCGTAAGGGTTCATATCACTTATATCGACTAAATCATATTGATTTGGATTATTCTGTAATGAATTATAATATTCATTAGTTCTTGAACTATTATTACCCATACTAAACTTATATTTATAAATTCTTTATATAGAATAATACACAAATCAAATGGAAAATAAACTAGAAATTATAATTATTCTAGTACTATTGCTAGTTATTGTATTTATGACAATACAATATAACAAATACAAAACAAATTTTGAAAATTTTGCATCTGGATCACCACCAAAACCATATATATTTGTTCCTTATCAGGAGATTATTGATCCACCAAATATAATTATATCTCAAGTTCCAAATCCTTGTACATTTGATACTGATAATGGTATTGATTCAACTATTGCATCAACATATAGAATACAATATATAGGATCATCGGTTACATCTGGAGTTGAATCTGGAATGTATCAATATGGTATTGATCCTGATTTTAATAATTTATTACAAAGTGATTTAAATCCAACTAATACTGATAAATCTACATATGGAGCTTTTCGATTAAATTATACTGATATATTTCATATAAATGGTCAAGATATTCAAGATCCTCTCGGATCATATTATGGTTATTTTGTTGATTCAAATAATAATAGATTAACTGATGCTCCAGCAATATATAAAAGTACAACTCCTGGAAAAATATTTGTAGCTATACCAAATGGTATATTAGAGGTTGGCAATTTTACAAATAATCCTCCAGTTAACTTTCCAACTATTTATCAATATACAAAATATTTAGGAACTGATTTAGCAACACCATTTATATGGTCATCGTGTGCACCACAAGGAATCAAACCAGTAATAAGTACATTTCTAGGACCTATAGATCCTAATTATAAAACACAGTCTACTAGTACTGGTATAAATACGATGAGTGGTACGGATGATAGAACACATGTTCTGTTTGATGCAGATGGATTAAATTACATAACAGAATTAGGTGACGATGTATGCAATGCTTTTACTCATATAAAATTTACATTTACAAAAAGTTCAGGTACTCCTTATTACTTTAAAATAATACCAAACGATACTGAAAATAATCAAGGTACTATTTTTGATATTTATGGGTATTTTGTTGATCATAATGATCTTAAATTACCATTTTTTGATCCATTAGGATTATCATC